ATTTTGACTTTAATGAACGTGCACAATTTGTTGTACCTATCACATCCAATATCATAGCAAATAAATATTTTGATGTTAGTACCTTTGGATATAGTATTGGTGCACAACCAGTTACATCTTCAACTACTGGGGTTACATCATTTTGGCCAGCAGCTGCAGATATTAGAACTATTAGCAAAGTATATAGTCCAAGTTCTGTTGTTGGTGATTATATGTTTGATTTGAGATACCAGATGACTCTATTTGACTTCTTTGGTTTGTATTTTAATCAAAGTGGTTATTCTCAGGGTCCTATGGGTTTGTATATGGAAGCAATGACATATATTTCTATGATCAATGATGTATTTAATTACCCATCATCATTTACATATACAAAAACAACAGATCGTTTATTTTTAGAAAGTGAATGGGCAAATATTAAGCAAAATCAATATGTTATGGTAGAAGCATATGTACAAGTAAATCCAGAATATTATCCAAAAATATGGAGTGATCGTATTTTCCAAAGACACTATGCCGCATTATTGAAAAAACAATGGGCTCAGAATTTAATGAAGTATACTGGTATGCCTTTACCGGGTGGCGCACAATTAAATGCTCCAGCCATAATGCAAGATGCTGTACGCGAACTTGATACAATTGAAGCAATGTTGTTAAAAACACAGGAACTACCTGTAGATCCAATGATTGGTTAATATGGCTATTAATCCTTACATCAATAGTACCAGGTACGGACCAGAACAAACTCTGATCGAAGATATTACCGTTGAACTAATTCAAGGTATTGGTCAAGATTTGGTATATGTTCCTCGTAAATATTTTCAAATAGATAAAATTTTTGGTGAAGATCCATCATCTTCATTTAAAAAAGCATATACGTTAGAGATGTTTATTCAGTCATATAAGAGCTTTGACGGAACAGATGTCATTACACAATTTGGTTTAGAAATTAAAGATAAGATTACTTTAGTTTTTGCACGTAAAAGATTTAAACAAGAAGTTACGGATATCGATTCTACTATCATTAGACCCCGTGAAGGTGATCTTATCTATTTACCTTTATCAAAATCATTGTTTGAAATTAATTTTGTTGAACATGAAAATCCCCTATATCCATTAGGAAAATTATATTCATATCAAATAACTGCAGAACTCTTCACTTACAGTTATGAGAAAATTGAAACAAATAATACAGCAGTCAATGTTCCATATACATCTACAACAGGGTTGTCTGGAGCCTTGCATATTCCATTAAATAATGTTCTTGGTACCACCTTTGGTATTAATGACGTACTACAGACTGAAGGCAATTGTTATGGATTTGATCCAAATGATCCGTTTTCAGAATGTGATCAACCTGGTAACACATAAGGATTAATATGTTTGGACACTATTACAACGAAAATTTAAGAAAACTTGTAGTTGGTTTTGGTTCACTGTTTAGCAAGATTGAAGTTGCTCGCATTGAACCAGATACATCTACTAGTTTTAATATTCGTGTTCCCATTCACTATTCTCCTCAAGAAAAGTTTATTCAACGTTTATTACAACCTTCTTCTATAACTGATGGTACTCGTATTGAAACTCAATTACCAATTATTAGTTATATTATTAATACTATTGTTCCAGATCCAACTCGCCGTTTAAATCGTATTGCACCAATCTTGAATTTAACAAATGTTAATGGAACATGTCAATCTTCGGGAACTCAAATTGGATCAAAGATTCCTGTAAATGTATCATTTAATTTGTTTGTTTATACCAGACACACAGATGATATGTTGCAGATTGTAGAACAAATTATGCCATATTTTGTTCCAGACCATATTATAACAATGAATATGAATGAAACTCAACAAGATGTTCAGATACCAATTGTTATGGTAACAAATAGTTTAACTGAAAAATATGAAGGTGATTTAAGTAGCAGAAGATTAAATATTGCATCATTCCAATTTATAGCAAAATCTTGGATATTTGGTGAAGTAAAGGCAGCAACAGCGGTTACTACATCCAACAGTGGTGTAATTTTTGAAGATTAAATATGAATATTAATAAAAATTTGGTTAAATTGTTTGATGTTCCTGATACTGCAATAATCGCAGAACCAAAAGCAACATCTGGTGGTACGTTTGACAATAATAATTTTCAAAAAGATTATGAGTTGGTTCAATCAAATTTAAAGGATTTGCTTGGGAATGGAACTATAGCCCTTGAAAGTGCATTAAAGGTTGCTACCGAATCTGATAGTCCAAGAGCATTTGAAGTTGTTGCCATTCTCTTAAAAACTATGGCAGATCTAAACAACAATGTTTTAGATGTTCATAAGAAAGCCAAAGATACTACCTCATCTAATACCAAAGTTTCACAAACAAATAATTCAGTTTTTGTTGGATCGACCAAGGATCTTCAGAACCTCTTAAATAAAGATAGAAGCACCGATAAAGTAATCGAAGCAGAGGTTGTGAATAATGAGTCTAAACAACGGTAATCAAGGTTATAGAAATAACCCAAAACTAAAGCCACCCGGCATTGATATTCAGTATACTAAAGAGCAACTGGAAGAATATGTCAAGTGTGCTAATGATCCTGTATATTTTTGTAGTAAATATGTAAAAGTTAAAACTCTTGATAAAGGTATCATGCCTTTCAAATTGTATGATTACCAGGAAGAATTTGTAAAACAGATTCACCAAAATCGTTTTGTTATCTCAAAATGGCCTCGGCAGTCTGGAAAGTCTACTTCGGTTATTGGATATATTTGCCATTATGTTACTTTTAACCAAAGCGTAAATGTTGCTATTCTTGCCAATAAGTTAAAGACAGCAAAGGATGAATTGTTTGCTAAACTTCAATTAGCATATGAAAACCTACCACATTTCTTGCAACAAGGAGTAGTAGAATGGAACAAGACGAGTTTTAAATTGGAAAACGGATCTAGAGTGGTATGTGACGCAACTTCGTCTTCAGCGATCCGTGGTGGCTCTTATAACCTATTGTTGTTAGATGAGTACGCCTTCTTACCTTCACATATTGCTGAAGAATTCTATTCTTCAACATACCCAACCATTTCGGCAGGTTTGACTACCAAACTTATCATTGTTTCAACCCCCAATGGTATGAACCATTTTCACAAATTATGGGTTGATGCTAATAGACCTATGGGACACAAATCCAAAAATAGATTTGTACCAGTTGAAGTTGATTGGACCCAGGTTCCAATAACTCCAGGTGGTCCTAGACGAAATGCTGAATGGGCAGAAGAACAGATTGCCAATACCAGCCAAGAACAGTTTAATCAAGAGTATGGTTGTAGTTTCTTAGGATCTTCGAATACTTTGATTTCATCAACAAAGTTAAATGTTCTTGCTCCCGAAGAACCGATTTCTGAAAATGTAGAAGGTCATAGAGTCTATGAAATTCCACAACCTGATAAAATTTATTTTTTACAAGCCGATGTATCCCGTGGACAGGGGTCTGACTATTCTGCGTTTACGGTAATCGATGGAACTAGTACCCCATATAAAGTGGTTTCCACATATAGAAATAATACTATTAGTCCATTTAATTTTCCAACAGTTATATTTAATTCAGCAAAAGCATATAATAATGCATATGTTTTGATTGAAACAAATGACTTGGGTGGTCAAGTTTCTAATATTTTACACACCGATCTTGAATATGAAAATGTATTGATGACAAAAGTAATGGGTCGTAAAGGACAAATATTGTCTCAGGGTTTTGGTGGTGTGGGTAAAAATGAAATGGGTATAAGAACTACCGCACAAACTAAAAAAATTGGTTGTGCCATCCTTAAACGGTTAATTGAAGAAAATAAGATCATCTTAAACGATGAGCGTATTATCGTAGAATTGATGTCATTTATTTCCAAATCCAATACATATAAGGCAGAAGACGGTCAGCATGACGATTTGGTGATGAGTTTGGTGTTTTTTGCATGGCTAACTAGACAAGAATATTTTGCCGATTTAATCGAACAAGCTCAATTTAGTTATGAAGATGCCAAAAAACCTGAAGATGATAATGTTTTATTCATGCCTTCCAACCATTCAGAAGATGATGAGGGCGAATATGTCCAGGATGGAGTGATTTGGTATCCTAGTTAAAATGCTAAATATTTTGACATCATAAGGAAAATAAATGCCATCACTTAGCTCCTTTATTAACGCCAGCCAATATTCTACTGAAAGTACCACTCTTGATCTATTAGGTGGTATGAAGTTAGGTTCAACCTTTGCCGGAATCACTTTTAATGGTATTAACGGTGCAGCCGGTAATAATCCTGGTGGTTTATTTGGTTGGTTGGTATATGCTAGAGCAAACTTATATACCACCCCAAAGGGAACAACATCAGCTACCTACATTGTATATACGACACCACAAGAACTTGTTGGTGATTTAAACCAGTTGTCCGGTATTACTTCCTGTTTAATTTCAGATCCTTCAGCTGGTGGTACATTTGGTTTTTTCCAAACTGGTGGAACAATAGATACAAAAGTTCAACTTGTACCAAGACCTGCTGGAACTGATTTTCTTCATGCAATTAATTATCTTGCATATGGTGGTACATTAGTTCTTGTTGGTGATCCGGTAGGTTTTGACAACTATATTGCAACTACAGAAAATTATCTAGATGTTATTGTTGGTCAAGAAGCTAATACAGCACTATGCACCTGGTTGATTGACCAACCATATACAACAGGAATCTTTCCTTCTATTCCAGATTCTAGTGGTATAACTGGTAGCGGTTACACGATGGCAAATTATGCTTCATTGTTTGGTAGTGCTTCTCTTGTAACAGGAACAACAGTTGCCAACCGAATATTTAATGTCTACGGTGTTAAGGACATTTCAAATTTAGATACCTCTACATTGCAGTCAAATACTCAAATAACATATAAACTTCCAACTTCTACAGATGTTGCTGGATTCTTTGCAAGAGCAAAAAACAGAAATGAATTATATCTTTCAGTTGCCGGTTTAGACAGATCAACAATCCTTAATGGAAATGTCTCAACATCAATAGATTGGAATGATTCACTAAAAACCACATTAAGAAATAATAAAGTAAATTTCTTTGTTAATTATAATCCAAAGTTCCTTGGTTCAGATATTGTTGGTGCAACTTCGAGCGGATTGCTTACAAGTGATAATCGAGTTGGACCATCTCGTTTGCGTTCAGCCTTAAGAAAAGATTTAGATGTAATTGGTTTGAAGTATCTTTTTGAAATTAATAATTCTACCACCAGAGCACAAGTTACTTCGGAAATTGAAAGTGCAATTGATCCATATCTATCATTTATTGATACAACTCAAACACAAATTATTTGCGATAGTTCGAATAATGTTGATAATTCTGGTTCTTTAAATATGATGGTTGTAATCAAACCAATTCTAAGTATTGACAGTTTTGTAATTGATATTAACCTAACACAATAATGGCAAACAATAATTCAATAACAACTTTTAAAGAAGGTTTTTTAGGCGGCACTCGTGCCAATAGATTTGTTGTTGAACCCATTTGGCCTGTAAGTATTAATGTTCCTGCAGAAGATTCTTCATTTAAAATGATTTCTGCATCGTTACCTGCATCAACTATGAATACTATTAGTGTTCCATATCGTGGAAGATTAATAAATTTTGCAGGTGATAGAATGTATGCACCATGGAATGTTACCATTTACGATGATAATAACACCAATAGTATATGGAAGGGTTTACACCAATGGGCAGAATTTATGGATGGTCACTATACCCATAAAGTAAAAGATAATGATTTTTCATATAAAAAATTACAAACTACTTGGAGAATGAAACAATTAGATGCTAATGGTGAAATTTTAAAAACAATAACATTATACAAATGTTGGCCATCTGTAGTAGATGAAATAAGTTTGAATATGGCAGAGCCAGGATTTGTTGGTTTTAGTACAACTCTTACATTTGATTATATCAAAATTCAAGATGATTACAATAGTTAAGATTAAATAACAATGCTAAACGATTTTAAAAATACCTTTTTTGGTGGAACCCGTTCTAATAGATTTAGAATAGAAGGTTCGTTTCCAACAGGTGGTAAATTTACAGATTTTCATATACGTGCTGCCACCCTCCCTAGAGTTACTAGTAAAACTTTAAGTTATGATTATTTTGGTAGAAAATTTCATTATCCTGGTGAAAGAGATTATGGAACATGGAATATCACGATATGGGATGATGTTGGAAATAATAATTTATGGGGTAAATTAAATAGATGGCAAAATTTAATTAATGATCATGATAACAATAAATCTGCTACCCCCGGAGTAGGAACTGGTTCAGTATCAAGAGAATATAAAGCGGATAATTGGAGAATACAGCACTTAGATTTAAATGGCAACGATCAACCACTCAAAGAATATATTTTACATGGCTGCTGGCCTGCTGGTATTCAACCAGTTCAAATGAATATGGGTTCTCCCAACGTGTTAAATAGTTATACTGTAATGATTGTTTTTGATTATATGGAAATCAAAAATGTGACAAGGAGAACATAAGGTGAATTATGGAAATTGATATATTTGGATTTCAGTTTGGAAAAAAGAAAACTACCAAGGAAGATCAAAAAAATGATGCAATGGCATCGTTTGCAGTTCCAGAAGTATTTGATGGAACTGTAACTGTTGAGGCTGGAGGTTTCTTTGGTACTGCTCTTGATTACGCAGCCACAATGCGTGATGAAACACAGTCTATAATTCAATACCGAAATATTTCAATATATCCAGAAATTGATGCTGCTGTAGATGAGATTGTAAATGCAGCAATTGTTCCCGGTACGGATCACACACCTGTTAAATTAGATTTATCAAAATGCCCAATTTCTGATAATATTAAAACAAAAATATATAAAGAGTTTGATACTGTAATTCACCTCTTAGATTTTAACCATAAATCATACGAGATCTTTCGCAGATGGTACGTAGATTCAAAGTTATTTTATAACATTGTAATTGATAAGGATCTTCCTGGTCAGGGTATCCAAAGTATTGTTGCAGTCGATCCATTAAAGATTAAAAAGGTTCGTAAGTTTAAAAAGGAAATGGATAAGTATGTTCAGCAGACAAATACACCAATTCAATTAATTAAAGAAGTTGAAGAGTATTATGTTTATACGAATAATGATAAAGAGTCACCAGTAATGACTGGTCCACAAGGACTTCATTTATCTCTTGATAGCATTGTATATGTTCCATCTGGATTGGTTGATCTTAATACAAAACGTATTTTAGGATATTTGCATAAAGCCATCAGACCACTAAACATGTTGCGTCAAATGGAAGATGCGATGTTGGTATATCGTATTGCTCGTGCTCCAGAACGTAAAATCTTTTATGTAGACGTTGGTCAACTACCAAAAGCCAAAGCCGAACAATATATGCGGGACATGATGAGCAGATTCCGCACAAAACTTACTTACAACCAAGATACTGGTGAAGTAAGAGATGAACGAAAGATGATGTCAGTACTTGAAGATTACTGGCTTCCACGTAGAGAAGGTTCACGTGGAACTGAAATCACAACTATTCCTGGTGCACAATCAACTTCACA